GATGTGCATCCAATCACCATACTGGCGGTCGATGCGCTGGCCACCGATCTCAACCTCAACCATTGAGATAAGCTGCTCACCGGGGTTGTCGAGCCAACGAGCGTAGACAGCGCCAGATCCGGCGGCGTCCTGCTGATTGATCTCTGGGAGTGTAATCTGAAGGTATGTGCGGTAGGCAAGGTCACCATTTCTGGAGACAGTGCACTGGACACGGCGACCGAAATCTGCCTGTCCGTTGAAAGTTTGTTCAATAGATTCCATAGCAAAGTTAGTGTGACGACGGTAGGTAACCTTCCAGAATGTAATCTGAGGGTTTCCCGTAAGATAAACGTCTTGAGCGCCATAAGCAACGAGCTGCATGAGTCCTCCACCCATAGTTATACTATTGCTAAAGAAAAAAAAATTTCAATTAATTACTTAATTAATTAATTTAAACTAAATTATTAATGTCTAAATTATCAAGCATAAACCGTTTAAGATATTCATCTAACATCACCTCTTTCTTACCTTCATGGTTTTTTGTGAATATGTATAAATTATTGCGTTTTTTTATCGTCCATCCATTTTCTAAAGTATTGTATAAAAATATCATTTTTTGTAACATGCTACAATCCACCTTTAATTCATTTTTATTTATAGGGATGTCAACATTCATATATTACCTTAAGGGAAAATCAAAAATTCTTTTTAACGATATAATATTTAATAAAATTTTAAATTAAATATTTGAATTATTAATATATATTACATATGCCAAATTTTAAGCCTAAAGCTAATAAAAAAATCAAAATAAGTAAAAAATCACAAATAACATTAGACAGTAAGCATACAGAAAAAATGAATGAATTTAAAAATATAAAGGAACAAACAATACCATCTTTAATAAAAAGAAAAAAACTCCTAAAACTTAATCTCAAGAAATCTACAAATATAGAAGAATCGCTAAATATTAAAGATGAAATTGATAAAATCAAAAAAGAATTGTCTAAATTAAAAAAATTAAAGAAAGAATATTTATTGGATAATTCTGAAATAATTTTTAATTATTTTGAAAAAAAGAAAAAAGTTTCACAAGGAGAAGTAACAGAAAAAACTAAGGTACTTCATAATTTTTTTACTAAAAATAAGAAGGTAAAAAAAAAAACAACAGAAACTACAAATATCAGTAAATATTTGACAAATTTAAATGAAAATTTTCTTAATATGGATAATTATATAATTAATTATGAAATCTGTGAATATTGTTCAGGAGAACTTATACAAGTAGACCATAAAGGGTTGGTTATTTGTAATAAATGTGGTAGACAAAAACAATTTTTAGTTGAACATGAAAAACCTAGTTATAAAGAGCCTCCTAAAGAAGTATGCTTTTATGCATATAAAAGAATTAATCACTTCAGAGAAATATTAGCACAATTCCAGGCAAAAGAAACAACACAAATCCCAGAGGAAGTATTAGAGAATATTAGAAATCAAATAAAAAAAGAAAGAATTACATTAAAACAAATGACAAATAAAAAAGCCAAAGATATTCTCAAAAAGTTAGGATATAATAAATATTACGAACATATACCATTTATAAAAGATAAATTAGGAATTAAACCGCCTATTATGAGTCCAGAATTAGAAGATAAATTATGTAATCTTTTTATGGAAATACAACGTCCTTACGCTAAACATTGTCCAGATGATCGTGTAAATTTCTTAAACTATTATTATGTTCTTTATAAAATGTGTGAATTGTTAAATGAAAACAAGTTTTTACCGTTTTTTCCTATGTTAAAAGATCCTGTTAAAAGAATAGAACAAGATGATATTTGGAAAAAAATTTGTAAAGAATTAAAATGGGAGTTTATTCCCACTATTTAATATTAATATTTAATTAAACATAAGACATTAAATATTATTACATGATAAATATAGTAAAATCTCATAAATATAAAACTATTATTATTGTATTTTTATGGATTTTATATACGCGAAATATAAATATTAAACTTTTTATAACACGATTTGTGTTTTATTTTTATAAATCTACTAAAAAAGGAAAATTAAAGATAAAAAATAGCAAAGAAAAAGCAAAAAAAATAATTAAAACGCAATTAACTAAAAAAAAGTTTATTTATAATTTTCATTATCTACCTCAACAAGATATAGATGCTAGTGAAATTTTAAGTATTATGTATAACAGAAAATCAACTATTAATAATAAAATTTCAGGAGGTATTTATATTAATGACAGTAATTGTCAAACATTATTAAAAGAATTGAATAATAACTATCTTTTTTCTAATCCATTACATCCTGATTTATTTCCAGAATTAATTAAAATGGAATCAGAAGTAGTTAAAATGGTAGGAGGATTATATGATATGCCTGCTAATGGTGGAGGAAATATAACAACTGGCGGAACCGAAAGCACTATATTAGCATTAAAAGCTTATAGAAATTTAAAGCAGAATTCTATTTATCTTGGTAAACCAGAAGTTTTATGTACTAAAACTGTTCATGCTGCTGTAAATAAAGCATGTGAATTATTAGGACTCAAAATAGTTTATGTCGATTTAAATAAAGATTTTGTAATGGACATAGTTAATTTAAAAAACAAAATATCTAGAAACACATGTTGTATAGTTGCTTCCGCACCATGTTTTGCTTATGGATTAATGGATCCTATAAAAGAAATTTCTTTTGTCGCACATGATTATAATATACCTTTACATGTAGATGCTTGTTTGGGAGGTTTTATTTGTCAATTTAATGAAAAATTAAAATTATCTTTTAAATCCAACATTCAATCTATTTCCATAGATCCCCATAAGTTCGGTTATTCTCCAAAAGGTTCATCTATTTTGTTATGGAGAGATAAATTAAAAAAACACAAACAATATAGCATTGTTTCAGATTGGACTGGAGGTATTTACGCGAGCGTTTCACTTCCGGGTAGTCGATCTGGTAGTCAAATAGTAACAACATGGGGTGCTTTATTATATCATGGGTATGTTTGTTACAAAAATTATTCAGATATGATTATTGAAAAAACACATTATTTAAAAAAAGAAATACGGAAAATAAATTCATTTTATGTAATAGGTAATCCAGATGTAAATGTAGTAGCATTTTATAGTGATAAATATTCAATATCACAGATAGTAGATATATTACAAAAAAACGATTGGAATTTAAATATATTACAAAATCCTATTTGTTTACATATTTGTATTACACCAAAAAATATAAAAAACATTAATAAACTTGTTACTTTATTAAAGGATATTTCTAAACAAAAAGTATCTGCTAAAAAAGATGATAATATGACAGCTATATATGGTATGGCAGAAGCTATTCCAGATAAAACTATAATAAATGAATTAGTGGAATATTATTTGGATTTAACTACAAATATTTAATTACCAATAACATCCATTTTCTATTACTTTATAATTATTAGGAGTTTCCTTTTTTGACGGTTTTATAAAATCATCAATATTTACATTTTTAGTATTTATTTTGTTTTTTTCATCACTTATCCATCTTTCGCCTATGACACCAAACATTAGCTGCATAATACCCCCACAATAAATCGCTGATTTATTGAGTTCATCTCTTATATATTGGCATAATAATAACCCGTAACCTCCGCATGCTAATAAAGCTATATCGAAATTAAGTTTTTTTATCTCTTTTTTCATAAGTGTAAGAGTTTCAATCCAGTCATTATGAATATAATTACCTGCCGCGGTATTATAACATTTATAATAAATAAAGTTTTGGTTTTCATCAAATAAAGGTTTATTATTTTTAAAATATTGAAAATTATTATTTTTTTGTTGTTTAAATGAATCTACAAAAGGAGATATAATTAATATAGTTTTTTCTTTTAGATAATAACTCCATGGAGTTATTTTTTGTCTAATTAAATTTGGTATAAATAAGCAATTATTATCAATATACGGAATGTTATATTGAGTTGTATAGTATAGTTGTGATGTACGACATAAATAATTGAAACAAGTCAATATATCTGATTTTTGAATAGCGTCTCCATATTTTTCAGCATATGTAACCATAAATTTTAAAAGGTTATTTTTATTATTAATAGGAAAGTATATACCTGCGTTGTTTTGTAATTGGTGAATAAATCCTCCATTATCAAAAGATGTTTTGTTAAATATATCCCATGTAAAAGCATAATAGGTTTCAACACCTCCTAGTCTAGATACATAAAATGGTCTATTAGATTCTATTAATTTTATTATCTTATCATTAGAAACAGACAAGGAAGGTAATGATAAAGTTTTATTTAGTATTGTTTTATTATTTGATTTTTTATAACTTTTTATAAATTGTGCTTCCATATAACTAATATTTCAAATAATTATTAAATAATTTATTAATTATAAATTATTTAAATTACATAATCAATTGCTTAATTTACATACGGGGGAAACCGACAAGATTGGCACCGATACCGAAACCGGCACCAGAGCGAGCGGACACAGCCATGGATGGGACGTATGTATCTAAGATAGAGAAAGTTGCTGCTGCAGTTAAAGCAATAAGAGCAACCTCATCGAGGTTAAGGGATTTCTTAGGGATGGCGTAAGCGGCAAGAGCGACCATGAGGCCCTCGACGAGATATTTGACCGCTCTGCGAACAAGTTCTCCTAAATCTAACATTTGTGCTAACTTCTGAAGCATTATAAATATAATTAAGAAAAAAATATATATATAAATTAAAACTTAAATATTCAACATCGTAAAGTATATATAATGTCAAAAAGCGGATGTACTTACAAAAAAACTTCTAATGGACGTGAAAATCCTAAATATGTTGACTTACTAGAAGAAGATAAACCAATATCTGGACAAAAGTTTGTTTGTGTTTCATTTGTTTCACCGGAAAATATTTTAAAGCAGAAAAATCACTTTTTATTTCAAGAATTCCTAAAACATTATGATTTTGCAAAAAGTGTTGAAAAGTTTACACAGTTTCTAAATTTCTTAGCTTATAAATATGATATGAAATTTGATGATCTTATGACAGATTTTCAAGAATTTATTAAAAGTGAGAAAGACACTTTTACTAAAGATTATATAAGCGATCAGTATAAAAACTTTATGGATTCAAATGAAGAACGATTGGAAGATGATTTTAATACAACACATGATTTCCAGACTAGTGTTCGTGGGTTAAAGGTTAGAGGAGCATATTCCACTCAACAAGAAGCTGAGTTACGATGTAAGCTATTGAGAGAAGTTGATCCAAATCACAATGTTTATGTTGGTCCTGTTGGTATGTGGATGCCATGGGAACCTGAAGCATATAAAACAGGACGAGTTGAATATTTGGAAGAAGAACTTAACCAGTTAATGAGTGAAAAAAATAAGAACGAAGCTGAAGCTAAACATGCATTCGAAAAGCGTGTTATGGAAAGTAAAAGAGCTGCCATTGAAGAAAATATTAAATTGGCTAAAGAATCTGGAAATAAACTTACACAAAATATTAATGAGGAAGGACGTTTAATCGGGGTTAATAACACTATCGAGAATGCCCTTTCTAGTGATGGTAATACTAGTGTAGAAGATATTAGAAAAGAACTATTTGAGGGCGATATAGCAGTAAAGGGGGGAGCGGTTCAAGATGCTATTGACAGAGGACTGGTTCAGGAAGAACAAGCAGAAAATGTAAAGCTTACTACTAATGAAAGCGAATCCAGTAACAATGATGATTCTGAAAATTAAATTATGCGTTGAATAAAAGTTAAGTTAGGACAAATTGAAATTTAAATATATTAATTTATTTCTATAAGTTATAAATTAATATGGAGGAAATTGTTAGAAATAACAATAAAAACAGTACTACAATTATGAAAACAGAACAAACAGATTCTGTGTCTATTGAAAATATCAAACGCGATGAAAACAATAATGACAACAATTCAAAAAAAGCAGATAAGGAACAACCAAAAAAAGGAAATAAAATAAAAAAGAAAAAAACAAAAAGGTGTCCGTTTTGTCATGATGGTTCTAAATGTAAAAAAAAATTATCACCTGTTGATGTATCTATTATATGTCGATGCGGAAAATCATTTTGTAGTCTTCACCGCACTATGACAAATCATTTTTGTCAATGTTTAGAAAAATACCGTGCTGAAAAAAAAGCACTACTAGATAAACATTTAGGAGGTGGTAAATTTATACAGATTGATAAAATTTAGATTTATAAATACACTTTTATATTATATAATTAATTATTTTATAATTATAATATATATATAATGAGGTCAAATAGATTGAAAGAGGTAGTTAAAAGAGTAGCTAGAGGCGCGGAATATCACGGACCTGATAATACACAAAACCTACGATCCACAAGACGAAGAAAAAGAACAGGACAAGACGTTGTATCAGATATACCTATTCGAACATTGTCGCATCAGGTAAATTTTGGTGGGTCAAATAATGAAAGAGTGCGTCCAATAGTGGCATGGCCGTCAGAATTTCCTATTGCTATGCATAGTAGGGGGTCGAAGAGCCAAAAAAATTTGTTAGACCAAAAGATAAACAGTGGTAATGTGATTGTTGATTATGAGAGGAATGACGATGAAACTAGTTTTACTTTTGATGTAGCTAACGTATATCCTGATTCACAATTTTCGGATTTGGACGCGGACGAAAGTACAAAAGTAATAGCACTTGCTAATAATAAAAACGCTGAACACGCAATTCTTTTATTTATCAATGGTTCAAATGTATGGAGCGTAGGATACGGATTTTCTGGTTCTGGTTCTCGAAAAGATGAAAGACACGCACAAAATCTTAGAAGAAAATTAAATAAAGCTAAAAAAATACCGGATGGTACAAAAGAAGCACTAGCTCATGCTTTTGAAACATTACAAGGAGCTTTATATACATCTGATTTTTTATTATCTAATTGGGAACAAGAAGCTCATATTATATGGGTAGGATCATTAAATAATGAGATTAAACAAAGAGTGTTAAATTATTTATCTCACGTTAATTCTGTTGAATTGAAAAGTAAAGGAGACTATAAAAGAACCGGGAAACTGTTGATGACAAATAATACTACTTTACAAGTAGGAGGTTCTTTTTATACAGAAAACGCTAGTTGGATTTCTAAAGATTTAAAAGGGCGACCTAAGTTAAATTGTTTAGAATGGGTAAAACATATTTTAGATGTACCATTAAAATGTGGTTTATTAGGAAGACCTTCAAGTTGTAATAGAATAACACCTGAACAATGGTCTCTTTTAATAGACGCTGATTTTTTGGGAGATTTAGACGGAGGAAGAAACATTGATGTTTTAAAAAATATCCAAACTTCTTTATTAAAAACAGATCCTGCTTCTCTAATTGGTGATACAGCTAGAATGGCTACTAATAATCCTAGAGCAACTGCTGCTTGTGTAGGAGCTTCTTGTGCTGTGGGAGCAGCGTTTGGACCTGGGGCTTATCCCATCGCTACAAGTATTGGCAATACATTAGGCCCTTCAGCTTGTTTAGGAGCAGGTGCCGCATGTGGGTTAGGAGCACATGAGGCGGCGCGCAGAGGTTTTAATAGAACAATGGAAAGTAAATCTAGCAATACTCAGACAAATCCTCCATCGGTCCAAAGAATGACTCGTTCATCGAGAGGTGGTAGAAAAACTAGACGCAAAAATAAAAGACGTAAAACTCGAAATAAACGCAGGAGACGTAGACGCAAAACTCGTAATCAACGTAAACCTCGTAAAAAAAGAAAAACGCGTCGTTAATTATATTAAATAATTAATAATAACAATAATTATTTAATTACCATTTACTTTTTTTCACATTAATAAGTGGTCCTTTTCTTTGCCCTTTTGGATCGAAATTAGGTTCGTCTTCATCATCGGAATCTAAGTTTTTAGACATTTCCCAAAATTCTTTAGATCCTAATTTAAAATCTCTATGGGCTATTGCTTTATACCAAAATATTTGGTCTTCTAATTTATTTGATTTCGCATTATTTGAAACAACTAAACATTCATAATTTTCTGTACATTGATCCATAACCTGACAAAAACTTTCAAATGTTGGAAACATACCAGCAAAATTTTCATAAATTCTTTTTCTATTTGCGATATAAGGTTCTCTTAAAATAAAAGTATAATCAATATTAGTTCTTAAATTTGGAGGAACTCCGAGTGGATACTGCATTGTAATAACAAGCATAATTTTCCAATGACGACCATTCATAAAAAGAAGCCTCATTAATTTATCTCTAGCCCATGTATTATCATAAAGGCAATCATCTAAAATAACAAAAGTTCTAGGATCAATATTAGATCTACCATAAGCCTCTTTTTCTTTTTTAACTTGTTTCATAACAATTTTTTGACGCTTCAAAATATTTTCAATAATAGCTGTATTATATTCATCATGTATAAATAATTTTGGCACCATTTTACCGTAGAAACCATTGCCAGCTTCTGTCCCTGAAATAACGGTTCCAATAGGAATATCTTGATGGTAATACAATAAATCTCTTACTAAGAAACTTTTCCCTGTATCACGCCTCCCTATTAAAACAATAACAGGTCCCTGATTTTCATTAGGCTTAAAGGTAATTTTTTTCATATCAAACTTCTTTAATTCTAAATTCATTATACTATATTAAATTATTTTACTAAATATAATAAAAAATAACGCAACTCTATAAGTTTAAAACTGTAAAAAAAATTGTACATAACAATTAATGTTCGACCTGTTTTATAAAAAGAATAGAAATGGCCAACTCTTTAGTTATTTAGAAGAAAATGGCTTTAGAAATATTCAAAATTTTGTTCCTATTTACCAAAATTTTTTTTCACTAGATAATAATAATTTTAATTCTATTAATTTAAACCATAAATACAGCATAACAGAAATTATTGATAGAGAATCAAATAATAAATTTGAAATTAAATGTTGCGATTGCAGTGATAATATTTTAAAATGTAATTCTTTTTTTAAATTTTCTCCTCTGTTAGATCCAGTGAAATATATGGTTGGTAAATATAAAACACTATCAGAAGAAAGCAGAGTTGCCTTGCCTACTATAGAGACAAATATTTGTCATAGAAAGGTATTGGATAGAAATAATTCTGCATATGTTGATAGTTTTTTTTCTTATTTATCATCTCAATTAAAGAATACTACTAATTTTGTCCATGGTATTAATTTTTATGGTTCTTTTTTGTCTGTTCAAGAACGATTTTCATTAAATATTTTTGATGACTTAGAGTATCTTCATGATTCAGAATATTTTCATGATAATAATAATACACTTTTTGAGGTAGAAGATTTTGATACAGCTAAATTACTGGAAGCAGACACGAGAAACTATAGAAAAAAAATTAGTTTGGAGAAAAGTATTAAGAATCTTGAGATAGAAACTTTAAATGATAATATGTTTGAAGACATTTTTAAATTAACAAAAAAGAATTTGGATCGTCATAACAGTGAAATTACAATTACTAGTTCGGAATTAAAAGAAGAATATTCTAAAGACAATTCTGGGAATAATGATAAAAGTGCCAAAAAAACAAATTCAACGTGTTCTTCTAGGTCATCGAATACTAATTCGAAAAACTCAGAAGATTCTCAAGAAAATAACAACGAACGCGATGATTTAGATTCGGAAGTGGATCTTTTAGAAGATGAAAATAGTGAGGATTACTCCAGTCAATCATATACAAATTCGCAAAAATCTGATTATTCATCTATGGGGAGCGAAGAAATAATAAATTCTGTTGTCTATGATTTTCCTGTTCAAATTATTTGTTTGGAACGATTAGATCATACATTAGATTCACTTTTAGACGCGGAAGATGAAATGACAGTAAAAGAATGGTCTTCTTGTTTATTTCAAATAATTATGATGCTTATTGTATATCAAAAAGTATATGATTTTACACACAATGATTTGCATACTAATAATATAATGTATATTGAAACAGAGCGAAAATTTTTAAATTATAAATATAATGGCGTTTATTATAGAGTTCCTACATATGGTAAAATTTTTAAACTTATAGATTTCGGAAGAGCAGTTTATTCTTATAAAGGAAAAATTATTTGTAGCGATAGTTATCATCAGGAAGGAGATGCTGCTACGCAATTTAATTTTGAACCTTATTTCAATGAAAAAAAACCACGTCTCATGCCAAATAAAAGTTTTGATTTATGTAGATTAGGATGTTCTCTATATGATTATTTCTCTGACGATATAGAAGAAAAAGAAGAAATAAAACATCCTATAGCTAAAATAGTGGATGAATGGATTCGAGATGATAAAGGACGTAATATGTTATATAAACACAATGACGAAGAAAGGTATCCTGATTTTAAACTATACAAGATGATTGTTAGAACCGTTCATAATCATTTACCTGAAAAACAATTAGAAAGATCTATTTTCAAGAGATTTGAGAGTTCAAAAAGAAAAATCAAAAAGCAAAAAATAATAAACATTGATAATATGGAATCCATGGTTTAAATTTTAAACATTATAATAATTATTTAAAAATACAAAAATAATTATTATATATTATGAGCGAAGAAATACGTTATATTTGGCATTTTGACGACGGTATGCAAGATAGAAAACATTATACAAACAAATGGATAGTTGTAGAAAAAAAATATAATGGAGGGAAGTTGGTATTAAAAAATTATGATAAACCAAATATTATTATAAATACTATTTCTGAATGGAAAACTAGATTATATAATTCCGATGAGGTTCCTTCTTAAAAATCAGGTTCATTTGTAAATACCTCAGGTACTTTTACTGTTATATCCATGTTTCCAAATTGTTGTAAAATAAAATGACCTAAAACAACACTTAAATAAACAAGTAATGTATCTCTCGCTAAAACCTTTAATGGTTTGTTTTCTTTCAATATAAATCTCATTTCAATAAATCTAAAAATAAGGTAAACAGCTGCTATTGCTACTCCAGTAAAAAATATAGAACTATACATTTATATAAATCTTAAAAAAAGTTTTATATAAATATACGCATTACGTTAAAATTTCTATTTCGTCTAAAATTGGGTCAGGTTTTGTTGAAATCTTTTTGTCTAAATCATGAACATCTAATTTATCTAAAGTAATAGGAGACGCGTCATGTATAACTAATTTTTCATCATCGTAATCGTCATCTTCTTCAGCTTCTTCTAATTTTCTTTTTTCATTGGCATCATGTGAAATTTTCTCTAAACGTTCTATTGTTTTTGGTGCATTTACTTCACTAGATTTGTTTGTTCCCAAATCTAATACAGAATCATTATCATTAAACTTTATAGAAGCTGGTATAAGAGTTTTAATAGCTTTATCCATATCATTCGGTGTTAGTTCTTGTTTTTTTGGTTTTGTTTCTAAAACAGTATTTTCAACCTTACTAATATTAGATTTCATTTCTACTGTTTTATTTACATCGTTAGAAGTATTATCGGTAATAGGCGTTTCAATAACCAAATTAATATTAGCAGTTTTGTCATTTGTTTCTGTCGTTTCGTTATTATCAAAATTTTCTTTACTAGTTTCTGTAGTTACAGTTTCCGCCGTAGCAACAGTGTCTCCTAATTTTTCTAAAACAGGTTTTTTTATAGTATTTACCTGTTCTGGATCTGTTGTAGTAGTTTCCGAATCTTGTTTAGTTTTTTGTTCTAATTCGATCTTTTCTGTTTCATCTACCATTTTTTCCACTGTTTCTTCAATAATTTCTTCATCTACAGTTTCGTCCATGTAAGCTCTTAAAATTTTCTCAACGGGCATACCATCTCTAACAACTTGTAATATACTTTCCTGACATATTAACTCTGCTTCTCTCATATTTTTTTGATAGGATAAAGGAAGTATATCTTTTTCAAAAAGATAAACATTACTATAAAGTTTTCTAGCATATTGAATATAACACTTATGAATAAAATCTGAAAGTTTTGGTATATCAATGTCGATTTTTTTTTGTTTTTGTGATACTCTAATACTGGTTAAAATCTTTAATTGTGTAATATGAACACAAGTTAGTAAATCGTCTAAATAATTACATTGACTCAGGGTAATTATTCTTTTTGTTTCATCCTCAATAATAGTAGAATTCCATTTTGGAACACGAGATAAAAAGTTTTGAAAAGTCATTAAATATTTTTCACCTTCGTCATTATCATTACATAATTTACAAGCTTCTTCAAAAATAGATTTCGTTCCTTCAATCATTAAAGGAGTTAAAATTGTTACAAGCCTAGATGAATATTCATTCTTGGCTTCAGATAATACATTAACATTATAATCATCCATTTTACATTTCTAAAATATTTTCTAAATTTAAGTTTTTCCGCATATAATATAAATTTAAAACAACAAACATGAAAAGTTTTTCATTTCTAAATTCTTTCCTAATTTTATCAAAATAAATTAAATAAAAGTATTTTTTTTCATGGTATTTATCTTGTTCTATATATTCGATTAAATCTATAGCACTATACCCACGTTGATATAGTTTTTCTACGAAATCTCTACACATTTTAACCGTTTTGTAGTTTGATTTTTTTGTAATATTTTTTTTTAACCATTGTCTTTTTTTTTTATAAACTTCATGATTATTAATACTTCTCTTATTATATTCATGTAAACTTAATTGTTTATCATTAAATATAGGGTGTGGTATATGGATATTACAAAATCTAGATAAAATAGGTTTTAATAATCTATTTTCATTTTCTACAAGAATAAAAAAACGAGTTGTATGACTAAATTGTTCAATACATCTTCTAAGAGCTGATTGTGCGTCTGTTGTTAATTGATCTGCGTTAAAAAGAACTATACTTTTAAACAGAAAGTTATTTTTATTATGAATATTTATTTTCGCGAAAAACTTTAATTCATCTCTAATAAATCGAATACCTTTGCTATGCGCACAATTGACATACATTACATATGTATTCATTTTTTGTTTATCATTTTTGTAAATATTAGAAATAAATTTGTTTAAAATAGTACGTTTTCCACTTCCAGTAGGGCCATAAAATACAATATGAGGTATTTTATTTTCTTTAATGAAAAAATCTAACTTATTAATAATTGGTTTATGTATATTTAACATATACCTAGTATAGTTGTTTTGTTTTTAACTTACAATATAAAATATATCTTTATAGTAAATGTATAAACTTACCAAATTCGATATTTCTATTTTAGAATCTATTTATCTTGTTTACATGTTTTTGTTTTTTAAAACGTCCATAGATTTTAACGTATTAACATCTCCGAAAGGTTGGCTTTTTGAACATTTAATAGGTGACACATATGGATTGCGCGTTTGTTTGTTTGGAAGAATAGCCATTTTTGCGTTAATTTTTGTTTTAATTATGCGTCATTTTATAAATATCTCTCCACTGTTTGTAAAAATTTCCCTAGGCATAGCAGGATTTTTATCATTAATAAATTTAAATGCTTTCGTTTACCTAATACCAATTATTTTATTTGAATGTTATTTAGATTAAATGGTGTTATAATTTGACAGCACAACTATGATAAACTATTTATGAAACGCACATAAAGCAAAAAATATAAATATTAGAATAATGAGTTATTCTGCTCTTTTTTGCATTGTTTTGCTTACTTCAAATATAACGAATTTTGTTTGTAATTATCCAGAAGAAAATTTTATGCCTATTGATACTGGCGAATTTGCTACATGGATGTATAACCACGAAAAGGTTTATTCCGTAAATGATGTTAAAAATAAATTTGATACGTGGAGTCAAAATAAATATTTAGTTGATGATCATAATTCAGGTAATTATGAATATACATTAAAATTAAATCAATTTGCTGATATATCTGATATACAATGGATTTTTAATAGAAAAAATTTGAATCGTCATATGACGACAGTAATTCATGAAGAACCAGTAGAATATGAAAAAGATGATAGTTTGCCTGAGTCGGTAGATTGGAGGGATAAGCACGTTGTAACTCCTATTAAAAATCAGCAACAATGTGGAAGTTGCTGGGCATTTTCGGCAGTTGGTTCAATGGAAGGTCAACACGCGTTGAAAACGGGAGAATTGGTAAGTTTAAGTGAATCCCAGATTGTTGATTGTGATGTCAACGGCGGCGACGAAGGTTGTAACGGGGGTTGGATGGATGGTGCGTTTACTTATGTAATCAACAACAGTGGTATTGAAAGAGAGAGTGATTATCCTTATGATCCACAAAATGATCCGTGTACATTTAACAAAAGTAAAGTTGCTGCTACATTCAGTAATTTTTCAGATGTCCATGGAGGAGAAGAAGGATTGAAGCAAGTCATAGCTAATGTAGGACCTATTTCTGTAGCTATTGATGCTAGTAGCTCGAGTTTTCAGTTTTATCAAAAAGGAGTTTATTATGAACCAGAATGTTCTTCCACAATGTTGGATCATGGAGTATTGGCGGTTGGATATGGAACAACTGCGAACGGGACAGATTATTGGATCGTAAAAAATTCATGGGGAGAAAATTGGGGAGATAAAGGATATATTTATATGGCGCGTAACAGAGACAATAATTGTGGGATTGCTACAAAACCGTCTTATCCAATTGTTTAAATATATTGTATAATTTATAGTTTGTTATATTTGAATTATAATATTAATAATAATTTTAATATTATAAGATTTAAGCCCAACTCTGTAAAGATTGTGCGTAAGGATTAGAGTTTAATGCTGAAACCATTCCCGGGTTATTTCTTTGACAATCTACAGCTCTTTCTCGTGTATGTTTTCCAGACATTTGTCCATGTGTTTGCATAGTCGCAGAAACCTTTGGCATATTAGCGCGCATCTCAGACGGTTTGGTGGCGCGATTTCTAAGATTTGTAACATTTTGGTCATACGCAGCCAAACTCTGGTTTCCAACATTGTATCTATTTACTTTTGAAATTGCTTCACGATTTGCATTTGTTCTAGCATTATAATCAGCATCATATGTTCTAGGTCCAGCAGTTCCGTTTGCTGCCGCACTATTACCAATGTGATAATAACTAGTGCTGTCTCTTTCTTGCGAAACAGGTCTAGGTTTGGCGACCATGTAACCATCGCTATTATTGGAACTGCCGTGTAACATATGTGGTGTGTTTTCAGTTTGTTCTCTAATTGTAGCAGCAGGAGTATCATTAGGATTCCATACAGGCTCAGCATGAACACCGTTGTGTCCTTGAACATTACCCATTGGTCTCATATTACCAATGACGTTTTGTTTTCTAGAAGGTCTCAATACATCTAAAAGAGGGGCAGTTAGCGCGCTTACAACTCCACTGACAATACCCATCTCAGACCTTTCACTTGTAAATGTTCTGGCATTAGGTCTGTTTTTGTATCCGTCTTTACCATAATCTTTATTTGTTGCCCCCCATGTATCTGGTGCGCTGGCCCCTCCAACTTCTGGTCCGGCCAATTGCTGTTTGTGAGTTTTCCTGAAATGTCCCGGCTGATAAGTTCCATTACCTTCACGGTCCTTACCGGTTCCGAAATATTCACGTGTAGTGGTTGTTCTATTTTCAGGTTGTAAAATAACGGCACTTCTGACTTTTTGTGCTTTTTCTAGACCAGTTGTAGTAAACCATCTATCAGCTCCGTTTTCATAGTAAGTATCAGGTCTGTTTTTCTCTAGCTTACCATGTGTTGCTGAGTTTCCGGGTTTACAACCGCCTTTTCCGGCATAAGCACCCAAAACCTGACCACCGTAAGTTACTTTAGGATTTGTAGCAACTCTAAGTTCATCTATATTTTTAGGAAGTGTATAGTTTCTAGCTTCCATACCAGAATTGAACCCTCCCGAACCTTCACTAGAATAGCCTTTTCCTAAACCTGGTCCTACCTGAATTTCTTGCCAAGGTTTTACATTATTCATTTTAGTTGTTAATACATTTCTCATCCTATTTTGGTAAAAACTTGTAGCTACTGGTGCCCCTCTGACATGACTTAAATTAGATTCAGGTTTAAACATGGGAGCAATACCTTCTTTTTTGTTTTGTTGGCTCCCTGTACCTGTATAAATATCTAATAACCCTTCAAATCCTTTATCAGTACCCTGTTGTGTAATTTTAGAACCGAAAAAAGGAACCATATTATTATGCTCTAAACTTGTTGATGAAACAACATCTCCTGTTAATGATTGAAACTCTCCTACTTTTTGTTCATTTAACTCTAAAGCCTTTTTATAACCAGTGGGTTGATAATAATTTTCAGTGGAATTTTTATATCCCTGATAGGTTTGAACATTAGAGTTATTTAACAAATCCTTTTTTTCATCTTTTGGATAGTTAGGAACAGATCTTTTTACATTTGGTAAAGACTGTCTTACTGAGAATTGTTCTATTTCTTTTTTCTTATTATCTTTATTAGATATAATGTACATTACCCCTAATACTGCTATTGGTATTGCAACTTCTGCCATTTATATATAAGTAATATATATTTTAATTGATAAAATACATATTATTTTATTTATTTCTTTTATTTCGTTTAGTTTTTATTTAGTTTCTTTTAAACATGGGATTTTTGGAACAAAATTATCTCTTTCTAAAAGTCTTGTATTAAGATTATTTTCAAAATGCATACAAGTATTTTCTTGAGGATTTAAGAAAAGAGGATATTCTCTATTTTGAGGCAAAGCTCTGTATTGCCATGCGGGATGAGTTGCTCTAGATTGATCTGTAAGAGCATCACTACAAACAGGATATTGGACCTTTTCTATTTGAGGGACACCGCTTTTTGAAAAACGATCTTTTGAACAGTATTTCGTAAGGCGTCTAGTTCTTCCAGTTAAATCACTATCAATATCTATAGGCCCGCCGTTTATAACATTGTCTAAATTCGCTCCCCATTTTTGTAATCTTATTTGTGGATCATTAAAAAAACAAGGATTAGATCCATTTCCAGGAACATTTAAAATATATCTACCCGGTCCAGTGGATTCTTGTAATTTTTTTTTTGTTCTACATTCGTCATAATTATATCTACAGAAAGCCATTTATATTTTATAAATATTATTTTTTCGGTTATAAATATTATTCATAACGTTTTCCATTAATAAAATAAATTATGTTGTGTTTGCCGGAATAATAATTCTAATAATTCTAGATTCAGGACAACCAGCCCAATGACCTGGACTTTCTGGTTCGATTATTAAAATATGTTCTTCGTCATTTTCAATTTGTCCATCAGGGTATGCTTCTAAAGTAAAATTCTTAGATATTGTATTACTAAACGTAGCATTAGTGACAGGTATACTCCAAACACCCGTTGATGTGGCAGGGGCAGGAGAGCCGTCAGACGATGGCGCTATAGCTAAATCCGTTACATTTGCGGTATTCCATCTTAATAATAAATTAGTAGTTCTTACAAGTGGAGTAAGTGCTGAATTTTCAACATTAATTCTAAAATTTATGGAAGAGCCTTCATTTAATACAACTACTAAATCATTTGAACTATTGTTAATTTGTAAAAAGGATGGGGTAGTTAATCCTCTATCAAAATAATAAGCAGGTATGTAAAAAACTCTATCAGTATTATCTTTAATTTTTAACCATTTTATACTATTGACTTTTTCTGGAATACCGCAAATATTAGGGAAAGGAGCTGGTAAATTATATTTACTGTTTAATCCAGTAGGACCTGACATAATAAAATTTCTATCATAAGAATCACTTACAGGCTGAATTTGTGTTGCGTTAAGAGTATTAGTAAATGTCCTATTATTAATACCTAATCTTAAATCTCCTGCGGCATTTAATTCTCCTGAAAATAAAGCTTCAGGAACATCAAAAGCAGAAGGTAAATAAGGTACAAAAGGTGTATTACTTTGTTCGTCTATTAAGTTTACTACGCCTGTAGGGCCTGTTGCACCAGTTGGACCAGTTGGACCAGTAGGACCAGTTGGACCAGTAGCCCCAGTAGCTCCTGTGGGACCCTGTGATCCGGTTGGACCCTGTGGACCTGTAGGACCCTGTGACCCCCCCGGACCCTGTGGACCCCCCGGACCCTGTGGACCAGTAGAACCAGGAGGTCCATTATTTCCCTGAGGACCTTGTGAGCCAGCTGGTCCTTGTGGGCCAGGAGGACCTGTTTGAACAACTCCTGTGGGGTCACAACAACATGGGTTTTTTAACCCCTGATTTGTCTGTAGCGCATTAATGTAATTAGCATAATTTGAATAAGACATCTTTATATTATATATAAATAAAATCATTTATAACAAATAATTTTATTTCAGCTAAATAATTATTCTCCGCCAAAAGGCCCGACAGGTCTCTGATTTTTTTGAACAACTAAAGGTTCGGGTAAAAATACGCGCGGCGTTTTAAAAAACTCTTGTTCTCCTAGACTATTTAATTGGGGTTTAAATGTTTTCTGTGGTTGCGTTAAATCAATTTGTCTAATACCAAATAAATTACACTCAATGTTAGATGAGTTGTTAGATAAAACATTATTGTAAAAACCACCACGCATGTTTCCTGGGTTTATTCCTAAACCCGGTAATTTACTAACGTAAGGCAATTGTTGATATTTATAGTTTAAATACCGTTCCTGATCTTTAAATCTCTGTTGCTCTAAACAATATTGTCCTGGTGAATTTTTTAATGATGCCATATATAATTACTTACTATTATTTTTAAAAGAAAAGATAAACTTATTAAAACATTCGTCGTCTATTTTTTTATTTTCTAATAAATATCCTAAACATTCATGTAGGTATTGAAAACACTCGAATGAAAATAAAAATGTAAATAGCCCATCATATTCTACTTTAATAGGATATTGATAAACATTTTTTTCGTAAGTTTCTAATATAGTTTTTATTCGTGGTTCATCTTTTATTTTTTCGTAAATATTGTCAATCGTTTTTAGTATTTTATCACTTTCATAGTTTTCTAAATTAAATGCTTTTAAAAAATCTTTTCTATATTGATCGTTTTGTAGTTCTTCTGGTAAATCAAAATAGTTAATTCGAAATGAATAGTTATACATATTACTATTCATTATGATAATTTAATTACAATCCTGACGAGTAAAGTAGTCTTTATCGCGAGATAATTCACGCGAGGGAAGACCTCCTCGAATCCAACCCTCGGCCGCAACTCCTTCACAGAGATTTGCTGGATTTTGAATACTAGCTTTCAATGAAGGAACTAAGTCTTGGTTTACACGTAAAGTTTTTTCCATAACGGTTTTACAACTCTTTTTTTCACCAGTGTAACCTCCTTGAAAAAGTTTAGATTCCATGACGGGTTTTGATGGACCTCTTCCTAAAAATGGAACAGTTAAAAAGGGGCGCTGTTGAAGACTGATTCTGCATTTAGGATTTGTTTGAATTGTTCCTAATTTGAGTTTAGAATCAGAATTTACATTACAACCTCCTAAACCTAAGTGACTTCCTTTATAGAAAACACTAGGCTGGCTGGTGGCAAATTCGATAGGTCTGGCCATACCACAGTTATTTAAAAAAAAGTTTTGAACAGGGTAAGTTCCGAAACTCTGATTTTGTACGTCTTTTTCTGAAATAGCACATCGGTCATTACCAATTCTTCCTGAATTTTCAAAAGTATAATTATATACGCTTGCCATCTATATATAATTAACTTAAGATAATTTTATTTAATAATATAATTTTATTTATGAAGTTCTTAAAGAAACATTATTTTTTGTACATTGTAAAGCATCGCCTTCTTTACATGAGGGCATGTTTCCATAACAAAACATTGCGAATTCCTTTTGATTATTAGGTATAGAACTATTAGGCATGGCATAAAAATTTCTCATAGAATGTTCAAATGTTAAATTATCGCCTAAATTTTTGTATAATTTTGGATCTAATGTTTTCGCGTTTTCTGTTATTTCTTGCGATACTTGTTCATTATAAGCAGGAGCAGCAGGTTTTCTTCTAGGATTATCTTTATATTCATTCATGAGGACATTCATAACTGGATTTTTTTTTGTGGGGGTAGTGAATTCCTTTTCTAATACATCATTTACTAAAGATCGTGCTTCTTGTTTATTAATATTTACAAAAGATTCTTTACCTACAACCTTATTAGCTTTTGATTTATAAATTATAATTAATACAACCAATCCAACTACGGCTGAAACAACTATTTTTATAGATTTTGTAAAAAAATATCCTAAAATAGTTAAGATAATAATAGTTCTTGTTATAGCATTTAATTTCCGTGCTAAATCATATTCATTATTTGGCCAGAATTCTGTAATATGATTTTTATTTAATAATACATTAGGTTCATTTAACCAAAAGTTTACCATTTGATATATAGTAAATAGTTATTTTTTATTTCTTATTTTTTCTTCTTTTTCTTCTTTTTTTCTTAATAGTGTTTTTATCTACTTCTTTTCTTGTAGTTTTTTCTATTTTTTCATTAGAACCTCTAAATACAGTGTGTGTGTATTGTGTTGTATTTTCCTGAGATGTTTGATTAATTTGTTGTGCTTCTCTAGTAGCCTTTTCTTTCATCATTTGCTCTCTTACTTTTTTTCTTTCTTCTAATTTCTTAAGCATTCTTTCACGTTGGCTCGCTTTACGCATGTTTTTCTTCATATTAGATTGAAAAGCGTTCATACTTACTTTTGAATTTTTTCCACCAACAGGTAATCCCATTTTACTTAAAATTTGATTCATATTTTTCATACCGGGCATACTTTTCATTTTTTCCATTAATTCACTGGCTTCTTGCATTAATTCAGTTTCTTTAATTTCTCCAGATTTCAACTTTTCATCTAATTTTTGTCCTACATTTTTAACCATACCCAATAATTTTCCCGGGTTCTTAAAAAGTTTTTGAAAAACATCATTCACATCAGTGTTTTCATCCATATCAACTTGCATTTCTTCTGCTGTTTCTTTAGCTATTTCATGGGCTAATCTCCCTAATTTACCGTCTAATAATCCGTTAATATGGTCTTGTAAATCTTCTGGATTCGGCATATCTTCCATATTAATACCAGAACAATCACTTGTAAAATCTGCTCCTGATAAATCTTTAAACATATCATTCATACTAATATCTTTAAATAGATCTCCCATCTGTTCCATTGTATTTTGTAATTTTGTTTTTAATTCGTCCTCATTAATAGCTTCAAATAATTTTGCTGTCTCTCCAAACGATTCACTCGATTTTAATCCACTAGCTACTGAAAATAAAACAAGCTGTAAATACTTCCAAATAGTTTTTCGAGTATTATCACTAATATCTGCTTTCCATATATCTTTAAACTCAATATTAGGTAAAAATACAGTATTCATAGAAATATCAGTAAACATCTCGTCATTTTCATATAAAATATCGAAAAAACGTTTTGGGTAAATATCACTACAATATTTAAATAAATCTTCTCCATTGTTTTCTCCTGTTAAAAATTCAATATCTATTTGTCTTAATTTATTTTTAAATTCGGGAAATACCAATAACACGTCTTTGTAAAAATCTTTTACTACTTTTAAAAATTCCTCTGAAATAATACCAGTTGAATTGTTGTTTGTTTCTACATTATTTTTTTCGGCAGCATTTTCATTGCTCATTTTATACATTTAATTTAAATTTAATATTTAAATTAAACTAAATTCAATTAATATAATACATTTTTGAAATTTTTGTAAGATTTTGAACATATTTCATGGCTTTTTCTCTATTTTCTTTTGTTGTAGATTTTAATAAAAAACGCATCTTTTCTAGCATTTGTAAAGCTTTCCCGCCATCTTGGGGTAAATCAATAGAATAATCTTTATTTAAGAAAAAAGATTGGTCTCCAGACTCAATTTCTCTTTCATATGGAATAACAATACATGTTTGCCATATATTAATTATTTGTCTGGGATTTACCCTTTTTAAACCTTCTATAAATGTTTTTCCTGTTTTCAAGTCTAAATTCTCAGGGAAAATAGAAATAACATCATCTATAAACTCCAATAGATGGTTATTAAATAGTTTTAGTAAGCTAGATTTATCAGTCATTAATATACTTAATCTTTTTTTATTTTTAAATGATTAATTTTTGTTATTATAATTGTTCTACTAATTACATAGAAGCTGTTGCTGATTGAGGAGGTAATTTAATTTCAGTTTCTCTCTGAGCTTGTATCTTTCCTAAATCAACTTGTCCTACTTTGTCAGGTTCATAATCTTCATCCGGTGTATAAATTTTATCATTTTGATTTAATTTTACAAAATTGTGCATTTGTCTCATACCGCCATTACCTTTTGCTGTCATTTCGTCACTTGTTTGGTCTAAATAAGAATAATTATCAGACATACTTGTTCCCATTTCATAAAAAGAAAATGCTAAAGGTTCTTCATTACTAGCAGTTGCTTGTTGTTTTTCTTGATAAATTTGAGGTCTTAAATAATTTGCAACATCAGAGCCTATAAGGATCTTATTTCCTTTATTTAATAGTAAAAGTGAAGGTACTTTTACTATATTAGGCGGTAAGTATATTTCATGTCCATTATCTAAAACAATGTATAATTTACTTTGTCGTTTGACTCTTTTATCAATACACAAAAAATGCATAGTATTTTGAGCTTTGGTTTTTCCTAATTCATACAATAATTTTTTACAATTATCACAATATTTACTGTAATATAGAACGCTACTCATTTTATGTATAAAAGTATTTGATTAATAAGAATATAACTTAATTTTTCTAAAAATAACTAAATATGAAAAACTAAATTTAATAATTAATAAAATTGAAAAAATATAAAAATATAATAATATAATAAGAATAATAATGACTGAAAAACAAGATGTTCCCAGTACAATACCTCTACCTAATGTTAAAGATTCCCTAGAGAAAAAGGGTGTATTACATTTTACAATGGAAAATGTAAATGTAAGTGTAGCAAATGCTTTAAGAAGAACAATTTTGTCTGATATTGAAACAGTTGTAATGAATCCTAAAGATTCTAATTTTATAGTAAATACTTCGCGATTTAATAACGAAATTTTAAAACAGCGACTGGGTTGTATTCCTATTCATATAAAAGATTTTGAAGATATTGATTCTTTACAAATAGAAATAGATGAATCAAATGAAGTCGATTCTATTCAATATGTAACCACTCAAGAATTCCAAATAAAAAATCTTAGTAATGATAAATACTTAACCGAATCATTTGTAAAAACAGTATTTCCACATAATAAAATGACTCAATCATACGTTTTATTTGCTAGATTGAGACCACGCATTTCAAATGAAATTCCAGGAGAACGAATTAAATTAACATGTAAATTAAGTCTAGGAACGGCAAAAGAAGATGGGATGTATAATATAGCATCTACATGTGCCTATGGAAATACACCTAATCCAGTAGAGCAAAGTGCAAAATGGCAGGAAATAGAAGAGGCATTAGAAAAAAAGGGCGGTACGGCCAGTGATATTACCTATTATAGACAAAACTGGTATACAATGGAGGCAAAAAGATATTTCAAACCTGATAGTTTTGATTTTAAGGTAGAAAGCGTAGGAGTTTTTACTAATATGGAAATTATTCATAAAGCATGTAATAAGATTGTTTCACGACTAAATGCTTTAGTTCAAAAATGCGATGAGGAATCTGTAGAACTTTTCAAAGATGGCACGGCAACAGCTAATACAGTAGATATTAAACTTATGGGTTATTCTTACACAATTGGAAAGCTTGTAGAATATATTTTGTATAGCGATTATTACATGAATACATCTACTTTATCTTATATTGGTTTTATTAAGCGTCATCCACATGACGATCATTCTATTTTACGTTTAACTTTTAGTGATTCAGGAGAATTTACGGATATGAATATTTACCGAATGTTGAAGTTTGCTTGTTTGTCGGGTATAAATATTTTCACAAATATGAAAGAATACTTTTAATTAACTTAAAAAAAGCACTATTGTGAATGTAGATAATATATAATTTTTTTATATTATCTATAAATTTTTATCTATTAATTCGATACATTATTTAATTTAAAAATCCTTCTGCTACTTTTGTATCTCTATCATGTTTTCTAAATTGATAATTCACCGAATACATAAGTCGTGGAGGCGGTAAATTATTAACATAAGTCATCACCACATATTTTGTAACATACCTATTGATTGGTTTTAAATCGTCGATATATTTTTCATGTAAATGAAACATATGATTTTTAAAATTATAAGGAAATTCTTTTAGTGGTTTAGTTTTTTTAATGAAACAATCAACATAGTTTTTATAAAGTTGGTTTGTATAATCATGTAAATTACTACGCATATCTTTGAAAAGTTGTATATATTCAGGATAGTAATGTAAAAAATCATTGACATTGCGTTTTTGTCTTAAATAGTAATAATGATGTTGCATCTTAGGACTATTCCCTTTTAAATGTTTTACTTTTTCATAATTCTTACTTCTAAATTTACTTCTCTCGCCTGTATTTTTATTTACCATTACTATACCCTGCACAATATAATCTAAATTGTCTGATGATAGATATTCTAATATGTCCTGCCACTTTTCTCCTATAGGTTTAATAGTTCGAATAACATTAAAATTCTTTCTATCTTTATCAGAGAAATTAATTTCTTCTACTGTATTATCGTCATGACATAAATATTTTTTTACCATAAATATATCGGGATTAATAATTGGAACCACAATTCTGTTTTTAGGATGTTGTAATACTAAACTATAACAATATTGCTTTTCTAAATTATCAAATTCAAATCCGACATGATTACACGCATCTAAAAACATATAACGAAATGTTTCTTGTTTATCCATATTAAATTTACATCTGGCCCCTATATTGCTTCTGGTCGCAATATTCCAATCATTTTCTGTAGGATCCCAAAAGATATTAATCATTGTTCCTTCCGCGAATTCTTGAAAATAACATTCATCATACTGAGTAGTTTGGGAAAAACAATCAAAATCTATAGATTTGGGGGGTGCGAAGCTTATAATTTTTCCGGAAGCATCGCAAATAATAGAACGAAATAAGCCTAGTGAATATTGATTTTCTAATGTAATTTTAGATTTATCATATTTAATAATAAACAATTCCTTCATTTTTCTAACTATTAAAGAATTTGACTCAACATAATCCGAATCCGTAACAACTCTTTTTAAATTAACAAACGATTCTGGTTTAATAATCATATATTTCAATAAGTAGAGATTTCTTTATATTTTATTTATTATCTTTTTTTCTCCTTAGAGATAATTTCTATTATAAATATAAGTAATGTCAGAAACAGTTTCCAACTTATTTCTTGAATTAGGACAAGTTATACAAATAAATGCTCCAAAAAATCCTGATATACATCAACATATTTATTTAATAGAATATTTAGATAATGAATTGTTAAAACTTATCGACACGGATGATTTATCAAAAGTAGAATTAACTTTACGTAATAATAAATTTACAGATGAAACAATAGAAAATGTTATAGTGGTTTATCAACCAGTAGTAGCAGGTTATGCACGTCAAAATAATTATATTCCCGATGAATGGATTTCTATAGAATTTGGGGGTGAATTGCCTACTATAATAAACGGTAAAATTACAGATTTAGAAGAAGATATGATACAACTTACAACATATCCCGATGAAAGTGTTATTTATATTGATTTCGCATATAAAGGTATTCCTAAGGATTTACCTATTAAATCTATAAGACCATTTACTCCTCCTGCGGTTGTTGAAGAAGAGTTAAAAGAAAAATCATTAACCCCCATGGACGACGATGAGGATGATTTAGACGCAGATGATTTAGAGTTAATTGTAGATACAGAGGTCGTAAAACAAAACATTCAAGATATATTTATTGATTTAGACGAAATTACAATAGAAGACAATGATTTGGGGGAAATAACCGAACAAGTAGATATAGCAGAAGAGCAAAGAAGGTATGGTATAGATACTCAAACAAATGATCTTTTAGACGAACTATTATCTAGTGTACCATCTAATAAAAGAACAACCCGCGTTTTAAATAACATACATATCATGATTGAACGATTTAAACAATTAAGAAGAACTTTTTCAGAATTTGATGAACAGGGCAATGCTGAAACTATTATTAAAAAGGGAGCGAATTATAAACCTTTAGTAGAAAAATTATCAAATTTAAATCAAAAACTTTATTGGCTTTTGCCAATTGTAAAAAATAAACATAAAATTTATGATATTGATATACCGCAAGATGAAACTGTGGAAGATATTGTCCCATTAACTTCTAGTTTTACAACCGGAGAAGAAGTAGATATAATTAAACAATATCGCATGAATACTGTACCAGATGGTCAAAATAAATATAAATTTCTTTATAACAATTTAAATTCTTATTTTACACCTTATCAATTACCAACGGATAATGCAGATTTATTAGGGATCAAAACCATTGAAACGAACCTAGATGTTGTAATAGAAAATTTAGATGATTTTTATTCTACTATGGTTGAAAATGAAAATCTGTCAAGACAACGATTTGTAATAGACACATATAATCTAGGTTTAACACATTTACATAATCCTGATCCTAGAAATAAAAAATCAAAAGCCAGAATTGTTCCTTTAACTTCGAATGATCAGTTGGCCGTAAAAGGGTTTTTAACATTGACACAGCCATACATTATCTATTCTCATATAAATTTACCTACTACTTCTATCTTAAAAAAAGTGAATTTACATGCTTATAATTTTACTTATTTTGATATTTTAAATAAGAGTACAGATATTGAAATGGAAACCATTCCTGAGTTAGATGAGGGAGAAGTTTATGGAGGAGCTGCGGATAATCTAGATAAAAGTAATTTAAAAAGATACATGAGTAAAACAAAGGCTTATGATTTTGACGAAACTGTTAAATTTGTGGATAGAAATAAAAACGAAACATATAAAACTTTTTTAAATACTATTATACCTAAAACAAGAGTATTATTTGAGCTTATAAAAAAATACATAAAAAACGGGACTTCTTACAATAAAATTATAGAATACTTAGAACCTTTCTTAGTATATCATGACGATATAACCTTTAAACAGTATCAAACAATAACAGAATTTATAGAGGAACAAATAGATGAACATAAAAAATTACTTATTAGTGGTGTAAAAGATTTTAATCAATATTTGAAAACTACAGATAGTTCTATTGTTCCTAGCACACTCTTAAAAATAATTAAAAGAAATCATCAAATGGAATTAGAAGACATTTTTGAAAAACCGGGTTATAACATAGGTGAAGTTATTACAACACAAGGTTCTCTTATTAAAATGAAAAAATACGATTGTACCAGGCTTTTATCAGATGCTATTACTCTGAGTAGTCTCGATATTTTTCAGCCTGTTGATTTAGAAACACAAATCGCAATGGAACAAGAAGAAATACGAAAAGAATTAGAAGGAGAAACAAAAAAAGATAAAGCAGAGTGTTCTCCTCTTGTATTAGCAAAACGATATGTAGATTTTGAAGAATTAGAATCAAATAATAATGATAGTTTTGTTTTTTTTGATAAAAAATATGATGATACTCCATATGATATTGGTAAGGCATGGTTAGAAGAAAATAGAGGCACTACTTCAGATGATTCTCATGCTGTTAAAGAATTAGCAGATTTCTTAGTTAAAAACAATGGAGTGGATCCAGAAAGAGCTGAACGAGACGCGGAATCAATGGTTTTTGGTGGTAAATTAGTTAAAAATGGCGATTATGCGATATTAGACCTAGGAGACTTAGATTACAAATATTATGTCCGTGAAAACGATAGATGGAAACTAGATAAAATTTTATCTAATAAACCAAACGATGAAGTAGGGTTTTGTAATCTTAAACAAAAATGTTTAAGTATTAAAAATGAATGCACTCCGATGGATACAAATAAAAATTTAATAAAAGAAACATTATTAAAAGAAATAGAAAAGAGATTTGAAGATCAGTTAAATGAATCTATTCAACAATTAAGAGGACGTGTTGAAGAAAGTTTTAGATTTAATAAACAAAATATTATTGGATTAAAACGATACAAAACAATGAAAAACATACGAGCCGATTTAAAGAAAATGAAAATAGCTGAAACATTAGAAGTTAGGGATTTAATTGTATCGCCTTATGAAGATTTGCGTGATTTGATTTTAGGTCAATCTGATATGGTAAAAAAAATGAATGATATATTGTTGTTTTTTGAAAAATATACTTTTGAAATGTCATACAGTACCGATCTAGAAGAAAACGATTACGCATGGAATTACTGCATAGATACTAAGATTAAATTGATTCCTAACTTCTTAGAAGAGTTAGCCAGAGCATTTAAACAAGGTAGATATATTGAAGAATTAGAAAGAATTAAATCGGTTAGAGGAAAAATAAGCGATGACGGAGATAAATGGATTGATAAATATAGTGGTTACTATATATGTAATATTGAATATGATTTATCAGAAGGTTATGGTAAATCAGGGTATAAAATTGTTAGTAGGCAGATAATGGATATAGATTTGGAACAAAAACTTTCGGCTGTAAGAGACATTAGATTTGATTATCAGACTGATTTGGCTAGACAAATGCATCTTATGATACAGTCCATAGATGAATTTCTACATATATCATTAGAGGATCAATATGATTTTATTATTAAAACAGCAACCGATAGTTTAAATAGATTTATGCTTCCTGAAAAAAGATACAGGGAAATGGTAAAACGCGCAACAAAACAGGGCAAAAAGAAAAAGCCTTATGAAAAAGCATATGACGAGGTGTTTTTATTTTCTTTAATATCCGCGTATGTTGTCGGGTTACAAACTAGCATACCAAGCGTAGAAACCGATAAAACATACCCTGCGTGTAGAAAATCTTTTTCAGGATTTCCTGTAGATGGAAATAGTGATTTAACTTGTTTGGAATACATTACATGTGTATTATTAAACACTAGAACAAACACTAGACCATGGAGGGTATTGCCCAAATCTAGCAAACGAAACAGAGAAGAAAAGATAGATGCTTATGTTGAGAAACTTAGAAAATTTTTAGCTGAAAAAGTAATGACATTTGATTATGTTATGGATAAAATAAATGAAAAAATACAATACAACAAAAAAAACAAAAATAGAGTTGAAATACCTGAATCATATGATTTACAAAATTGGCATCAGTTTTTACCACCATTAGAGCCTATTCAAGTAAAAAAACTTAATAACATAGGAAATGGATTTTCCGGAAATGTAAATCGTCATATACAAAACGGTGAGGATGATCAATTCTATAGTTTATGGGCTTTGTACGGTAAAATGACTAGTCATTCATTTGGTATTATTGAATCTGTACAGAGAGCTATAAATAACGAACCTTTAATTTTAACAGCAAAATCGAATGGTTTGCCCTTTACAGAAAATGCATGTTGTAACGAGGGAGATGTTGAGACATTAACATACTTTGCAAAAAAATCACCTTCTATTATTAGATATAACAATATTGTCAAGGATTTAAGTCAAATATATTATTTTTACAAGAATCTTTCTAACGCACCTTTATTTTCTATAAGAGAAGATACTAAAATGAAATTTCCTACAATTGTAAAAGAGTTTTCTCCTACGACGGTTTATTTGGCTTTTATCAAACATTGTAAATTTAATACAGGAATTAAATTAAATAATGAATTATCTCGTATTTGTATTAGAAATAGTTGTGAATACAATGAAAACGATACTATAGAAGAAAAAATGGAGAAAATGCGAGATGCGGGTTTAAATTATTCAGTAAGCGCTCTCAATGTTTTGTTGAATATGGTGAATCGTGAAAAAGTATTACCGATTGACTTAGATCCTTCTATCGTAACAGAAAAATTATTTTTAGAAGAAACTGTTAATTATTTAAAAGAAAAAGATAGATTAACCATATGTCATCCAAAATTATTAGATCATTTGTTGGCTTTAGTTGATCGTTTTGAGATTGAGGTAGTAGAAGGACAAGAAGATGACGCATTAATAGATTTTAAACAATATTTAACGCGGGTTACAAATGAAATGTCAGAAAGAATCGTTGAAAAAATGAAAGATTATAGAACTCTAAAAACACGTTTAGAAGATTTGCTTGTTAGGCATACGGGGAAAAATAAAACAAGAAAAGAAAGATTTGTATTAGATTTTATTTTACACGGCGACAATAATTACATGTCACAAGAAGATGAAACAGGATTTGCTATATTTGATATGTTAAAAACATTTACTATTGATATTTGTCAAACATATCCTACAATTATTTTAAATAAAGTTGATTTCAAGAAAAGATATGTTCCAAAACACTGGAAATTAAGTGGTAGGCATCAAAATGATATAATGAATATAATGACAAGAGACAGTAAAGATTTTTTACAATTCTATGGCGATGAAAAATTAAAAAAAGTATTGAGATATGTATTAGATAATAATGAAGATATATTAATGCTTTTAAAAAGTATTCCTTTTTATGCTGGCATATTAAATGATCAAAAAATGAAGTCTATATTTAATGGAAATATAGTAAAAAGATTGGGTTATTACTTTTTGATGTGTAGTATCAATTTATATATTGCCGCTTTTGATGAGGATTTGAGAGATGAAGATGTTGAAACTAAGTCAGGAATAGACGCAGAGGATGATTTTAGAGATATGGTAGAAGATGGTACAGATGCTTCCATATTGAGAGGAGAAAGAGAACAAATAGAACAAGTTACTTGTAGTTTATTGAGCGTATATTTAACTAAAATAGAAGCTTACAAAAAACTATTAAATGTGGATAATGAAACTTTAAATAAAAGGGTGTTAAAATCTAAAGAAAAAGAAAAATCTAAAATTACTTTACGTCTTAAAGATTTAACAGTAGAAGAAAGAGAAATAGAAAATATCATGAAAAATCATTCATTGGGTGATTGGGGAGTTGGTCAAACTAGAGCTATTTTTGAATATGACGATAAACAATATGATAAAGAAAGAAGAGAAATTGAACAAGATGCTTTAACAGAACTGAAAAGTGGAATTCGAGATGAAGTAACCGAATTTAATAGAGATATTTACAAAATGGAATATTTAGAAAAAATGGCAGAAGATCATAGAATAAACGCAGAAATAAACGATTTAAGTGTTATAGCAGAAGATGGAGAAGAAACAGGAGACGGATTGGATTATATGTAATCTATATTAAACAGAAAACTAGAATTATAGTAAATTATTACAATTCTAGTAAATAAATCAAATTTAAAAACTTATATATATATAAGTTAATCATGTTTAGACAATATATTAGAAGAAATATCACATCAGTAGCTGTTGTTTTATTTGTTGTTATTTTTTGTATAATTCAATATGTTGAACCTGCGTTTTTATATGAAAAAGATGGGTCCTTACGTCAATTTGGTTTAGGAAGTAAAAATAAGACAGTTATTCCTATTTGGTTTTTAACATTTATTATGGCTGTATTTTGTTACTTGTTTGTATTGTATTATTTAGCCATGCCTAAATTTAAGTATTAAATAGAAATAATAATTTAGTATTGATATTAATAATTTTAATAATATCAATTATTTTAGATTTATTTAATAACCTAACTTCCATTTTTCTTTTTTCTTTTTAGGTTTTTTATCCTTTTCCATTGCTTTATTTAATTTACCTTCTAATTCACTTACACTTCTCTTACATTTAATTGTCATAATATAACTATAAGAGTTTGAAATTACCAATGCTCCTGTAAGGATATACCAAATAAATTCTGCTATTTTATCTTTAATAACTACTAAATTATATAATTGAGGAACAAATTGTTTATAATTACTATTGAGTATTGAATGTTTGGATCCAGACATTTTACTTAGAAATATTTGAAAGTTTTCCGGAGTTATTTCATTTATCATCATAGAAGGATCGCGATAAACCATTTTTAATAGTTTATTATTACTGTCTTCTACAAGCATATTAGTAAATACTGTTTTTACATTTAAAAGTCTGATAATACAATAACCAATTGTATTGGAGAAAGGTGCCTTCCATCCTGGGAAAAACATCATAGCCATTAAAAGACTACCAAAAATAATTAAATTAGGAATAACTGTATAATTTATAGCAGGTACTAATTGAGGTGTTCCTCCACACTTTTCTTTTGCATTTGTATAATTAGCACTGAACTGAATCATTATCATTATTGCTAAATAAACAATAGTCATTACAATACCTAGACTTTTACTAGCAGCTCCATGTTGTTCTACCATAAAGTATTTTAATCCAAAATAAGTTGTTGTTAATAATGTAAAATATATCATTGACGAACTAGGTGATACCATTTATAGATAATGGGTATAATTTATTTTCTTTATTTTCTTTTATATTTTAAATGAATAATGCGCGACCTTCTTTAACAGAACCAGGTGTAACATATTTTTTACAGGAAACTTTGAAACAATGTAAGCAAAAAAGAGAATTATTTAATAATAGAGTTTTTAATTTACTTTTACTTGGAGGATTTACAGTTATTTTAGCAAGTTTACTTTATTATAAATATTCTACTAGACCAACAGAAAAAGATAGGAAACGAAAAAAAGAATTAAAACATGATTACTTTATAACTAAGGTTAAACAATTACAAGCTAAAAAGGCTAAACATTTAAATAGATCTATTACAAATTTACCTAAATTTGAAAGTCCTTTCGAATTATTACATAAAAATTTTTATAAGAGTTAATTATAAATGGAACCTTATGATAAATACCAAATCGCATATAGAAATTATTATAAACTTAAAAAGCAGTACGACGATAAATTAAAAGCAAAAAAAAAGAAACTAAAAGGCAAATCTGTATTAGAAAAAAAAGTAGAAATCGCAAAATTTAAAGAATCTAGAAAGTGCATTAATTGTAAAAAAAAGGGAGGAACTATTTTTACAGATATAGATGGGATTTTAAAAGTAGTTTGCGGTTGTGACAACCCATGTAAGCTTCATATAGAGTTAAAAAAACCTGATTACTTTAATATGGAAACAGCTATGGAAAAGGGAAATATAGATATAGAAGAATTAAAACAACAAATTGTAGAGTATAAATTAGATCTCCTCTTTGGTCTCGAAAATGAAGAAGTTGTTTTACAAGAATTTAATACTTTAAAGGGTCAAATGGATGAGCTTTCTGATATAACATCTGTATTTCGAGATAATTACAATAAAAAAAATAAATCGCTTGTTACAAGTGAAGACTCTGGTGATGTTGTAGATACTCTAGAAAACGCCATAATAACAAATACTCGTAAGTATAATGATCTAGTAAATAGTTTTAAAATAAATATTAAAGAATATCAAAAATTGGGTTCATCTGATTTATTAAGAGATACAATGATGAATTATAAAGATACAATTAAACCTCTTTCAACATTCATTAGAAATTTGAAATACCAAGGAACATATATAGAAGAGCAAAAAAATCAGAGTGGTGGTTTTGGAAAAAAACTTATGCCGATTTATCATTTACATCCTCAAAAAATACTCCCCCAAAACAAAATGATATGGAATTCAGATTTTAAAATTATCACAAACAATAAATAAAATAGAGCTTTATATATATAAATGAAATTTATAAGCATTCCTATTTTTTTAACAAGTTTAGCTCTCGGTCTATTTGTGGCATATATATCATCGTCACCTTCGCAAGTCGTTTATGTATACCCAAATCCTGAAAATCAAAGAAAAATTTCTTTTCAGGATAATGCTGAAAATTGCTTTCATTTCCAATCAAAAGAAGTCAATTGTCCCACAGATGTATCAAAGATAAGATCTTATGAAATTCAATAAATATTTATATATGCTATATATATCATGTATTTAAAAAGAATATTATACAGTAATGTAGGAAGAGTATTTATTTCTATTTTATTAGGTTTAGGCTTGGCCACTTTATTTAGAAAAGTATGCAACAACAGAAATTGTTTAGTATTTAAGGCTCCTCAATTAGGAAAAATAAAAAATCAGGTATTTAAGTTTGAAGGTAAATGTTATAAATTTAGTGAGAGTATTGAACGTTGTGATAAAGGTAAAAAAATTATACCTTTTGCGTAATAATTGCTAATATACCATCTTAGCAATTATTATATGTCTACAGATATTTCACAGTTACCGAATGAAGTTTCTGATAAAAACAATGTTGTTATGTCAGTAAAAGAAAAAAATGTTGTTGTTCCTAATCAACCACAACAGCAGCCTATTTCAGGCCCGACGCCAACGCAATTGTCACAGGAATCTATACAGCAGATTGTTACAGGGCTACAGCAAGCAGGAGGGGCAACTGCGTTACATAATAGGGATATTCCAGCTAATGATATGAGACATGTTACACAGGATGAACAGGTAAAACCTAATTTTATCCCTGAAGCTGAAAATCAAAATTATATAGAAGAAGAAAGTTCAATGGAATCATTAATTCAACAAAATAGAAATAAGCAACACGAACAAGATAGATTAGATGTTCTTTATAATGAATTACAGACACCATTATTGGTAATGATTTTATTTTTCTTTTTTCAATTACCTTACACACAAAAGTTTATGTTACATTATATGCCATCTCTTTTTAACAGAGACGGTAATCCTAGTTTTTCTGGTTACTTAATGAAAACAATGTTTTTTGGTGTCGCGTTTTATGCGATTACAACTTTAACTCGTCAATTAAGTCAAATTTAAACTACTTTTCGAAAAAGTAGGACAAAACTCAACACACTTTATATCTTTTCAATAGGTACGTTTAATTGTTTGGCTAATACTGGTACTAAATCATCGTTTTTGTAATCGTCCAAATATTTCACCTGTTTAATACCAGCAGCCAACAAAAGTCTCGTGCAAATAATACACGGATAATGTGTTACATAAGCAGTAGATCCCTCACAACTGACTCCGCGTTTAGCACAGTCTGTAATCGCATTTTGCTCTGCGTGAACAGTCGCCTGTTCATGATTGTTTCTCACAATTGATTCGTGAGGGCAGCCGGGCAAAAAACCATTGTATCCCTGACTGATCAGGCGATTGTCCTTTACAAGTAAACAACCTACCTGTAATCTGTGACACGGTGACCGTTCGGAACATGCTTTCACCATTTTGGTCCACATTTCATCCCAGCTGAGTCTATTCATTGTATTAAATGCGCTTAAATAAGTTTTAAATACTTTTATTATATAATAATGGACATGATAAAGAATCTTGTTGAAAACTATCCAGAATCAAATAAAACGCAACATTTAGACTTAGTTTTAGAAAGTGGTGCCGCGAACGGTAGTTATCATATAGGTTGTCTTTTATATATTAAGGAATTAGAGCGCAAAAATAAGTTGAAAATAGACCGAATATCTGGCTCTAGCATAGGCGCCATAGCCGGTTTATATTATTTAACAGACACTCTAGATGATTTTATAGAAGATTACAAATCCTTGCGTGAATGTTTTAAACTACACCTCAATTTAAACAGGTTAAAAACGATTTTACGAGATAAAATTAAAAATCTCTCCAATGATGATTTCGAAAAAGTAAATCAAAAACTGTTTATTGTATTACATGACATAACTCAACGACAACAAATATTAAAGTCTGAATTTAAAAATCGAGAGGATCTTCGGCATAGTATTTTAAAAAGTAGTCATATTCCTTATATTACAGACGAGACCTTTTTATATCGGGAAAACGATCGATATTATTTCGATGGAGGAATTCCTCATATCTTTTGTAATCGGGAGAGTGGAGAGAAAAATATATTATACATAAATATTTGTCGTGTAGGAAAAATAAATGGGATTTTTTCTGTAAAAAAAGAAAAAAATAATTATGGAAGGCTGATAGAGGGTGCTTTGGATGCGCATGAGTTTTTTATCTATGAAAAACCTACCAAATTTTGTAGCTATGTAAATAACTGGTGCATGTTAGACTATACAACCTTGCGCTTAAAGCAATTATGTTTTAAAATATTGTTTTATTTTGTTTTAATTTCGCATTATATAGGGGTTTACGTCTTTCCATATGTCGCTAATTTATATATAATACAACTTTTCTCTCCAATTTTTTTGAATTACTACCGCGACTTTTTACTTTTTTATTGTTTATGAAAACGCCGATAGAAATATAGTAATAGTTATTATACAAGGTTTTTAATTATATATAATATAAAATTGAAATTATATAATAACTTATTATCAAATACAACAACCATGGTATATACTATCCAAAAATTAGGATCTGAAATTTGTAATCTTTTAGATTCCGCAAATATACCTCTTTCTGGAGAAGAAGATGGTAGGCTAGAATCTCTTAAATGCGAAGATCAAATTACTGATAGAATTAGAGAACATTTTCCTACTGTTAAATTCTTAGAAAAAGGGCATAATAGAGACTTTGGCGATGTTGTACCTGTTATTGATGAAGTAGAATATCCTATTAATGTGAAAATGATTGATCCAATAAAATCTGGAACTTTTAACGCTGGAGGACCAAAAACCATTAATTATGTTTTATTTGATGAAGCTACCACAACATGGGATAGATTAGCTAGAAAAATTGTAAAAGAGAAACCAGAAAAGTGTGAAAAGCATTACTATTATCTTATTTATTATAAAAATAGTGAGAAAGAAACTATATTTTGTTCGCTTTGTGATGTATCAATCGATTCTATTACAACAAATCCTAGTAATCCTATACAATTAAAAAAAAACATTATTGTTGTTGAACGATCAGAACAAGAAAAAGCAGAATTTATTATTAATCTCTTTAAAGATTGTGCAAGAAAACGCGCACAGGCTTATCTAATACTAAATGATCTATTGTAAATATTCTTTTGGAATATACGAATTACTAATCTGTCTATGACCTATTTTAAATCGTCCTGAAAACATAAAGTTGCTTTTAAAATCGCTACTATTTAAATATGATATGATAGGATCGATGTTGATTTTTTTATTTGTTTCGTTTCTGGGAATAAGAATTATCAAATTGCCACCAAAATATTTTACATTACTTTTAAAAGCCACATTTCCACGTCTAGTTAAATTATATATATAAATACACTCTTTTCCAATATTTTTTCTAATAGATTTTATATTTCTAGGGGCACCCCATTCAAACCAATTATTTTCATTAAATGACTTTATTTTTCTATTTATAAGAATATCCTTGTTAGTTAATAAATGTGTATTTATATCTGCATTGTCAAAGGGAAAGTTTTCAACGTAAATATATTTTTCTATTTTGTCTTCACCTGTCAAAACCTCTATATTACCTAGTTCCGCATTTTTATAAACTTTTTCTTTTCCACTAACAAGCCCTACATAAACATCAAAATAATCCTTAAAACAAGAAGCATTTGTATTTATATTTTTATTAAAGGTAATTAATCCATCATTATTAACAACATAAAGCAAATTATCATTGTATAAAATTTCTTTTTTTAATTTTTTATTTTTACAATATCTAAAAACAACTACATCAATAGACGCATTTACAAATAAATTTTCCTTGTGTGGATGATAAATATGAGTAAATGTACCATTGTCCATCATATCATTTAATAGTTTCGACGCAGATGTTAATTTAAAGAAATCAGACGGAATAATAAATATTAGTTCGCCTTTATTTTTTAATAAGCTGTAACATTTTTCTATAAAATCGATATACAGATTCCCTTTTTGTGTTCTTACAAAAGGTGGATTTCCTATGATAGTTTTATATTTCTTTTTTATTTTTTGTTTCATGAAATCACCATAAATAACATTTTTAGGAATCCCTTCCAACATTTGAATATTTGTGTCTATCTCATACATATGAAACTTAATTTTATTGTTATTATTGTGTATAACTTGAATTAAATCACCTTGTCCAACAGAAGGTTCCAAAATAATTTTAGGATCATTCAATACAAATTGTAATACTTTATTTTTAAGCGTTTCATTTGTAGTAAAATATTGACCTAAATCGTGTTTTGTTGTCATATTATTACTTAACATATATTAAGTTTTATTTTTATCAATTTTCATTTATATTATTTTTATTGCTTTATAATCTATTACAAATAGATTTTATAATCTATTACAAATAGATTTTATATATGTTAAATATATAGACATGAACAATATATTTAACATCGATAAACTTTTTTCTATTGATAATTCTCATATAGTTTCTATTGTGAAAGCAACTCTACTTTTAGTTTTATCTATTTCAGGAAACTTTTTAGCGGAAACTCTTAGCTGTCAATCGCAAAAATGGTTGGAAAACATGTTTGTAAAACACGCTCTTATTCTTTTCATGATCTATTTTACCATTGATTTTACACAAGATGATGCTGTAAAAGATAGTCCGTTACAAAATGCTGGAAAAGCAATTATTGTTTGGGTATTATTTCATCTTTTTACCCATATGGATATAGGGCCTACCCTGGTATGCGTTCTTATTTTAATGACATTGTTTTTTATTTCGAATCAGCGTAGTTATTTAAAAAAAACAAAAAACATGGACTCTAGATTATTAGGTATGAACCAGGATGAATTACTAGGACAAACGCAAAAAGGGTTGTTTGTTGGATTGATATTTACCATTTTATCAGGATTCGCTATTTATTACTTGGAGAAAAAGGTTGAATACAAAAGTCAATTTGATATATTAAAATTTATTTTTGGTGTGAAAAAGTGCAGTGGCAAAACCCCAAAAGCAGCGCGATTTAGTTTATTTTAAATTATATAAGTTTCTTATATAAGTTTCTTAAAATTTCCAGCATAATAATGATAATGTAAAAATGAAAGTAATCCTAATATTACATCTAACAAAAGTGGTTTGTAACTTTCTTTACTTTTTTTAAATGCCAAATAAGCAAATGTTAAGTAAAGTATCGCATGAACGGGACGCATATAATCCCACCATATCTTTTGATTAAATGTTTCTCCACCTGTTTTTCTGTATCCTCCAAAATAAATAATCAAAAATCCTGTTGCGGGAATGACGGCTAAAGCACCCAAATAAGGTAAATATTTTTTAGAAATGTTTTTAGCAATGTAAACAAATAAAAATCTAGTAGTGATACAACCAAAAATAAAAAGCAAAAATCGTTTTTGAATTAAATTCATACTACAATATAGTAAGATTTTAATTAAAGTTGTGCGTGATTAATCTAATTTTTCACTGGTTGAGTTATTGTTTGTTGAGTCATTATTGACTGGTTTATGATCGTTATTAGATTCGCTTAAAATAATAGCCGTATTTTCCATAGTATCTTGTGCGAATGTAGTTAAAACATCAGGATAAACAACATGAACTAAACCTTTACATGCTCCCACGAAAAAAGTCTTAGATAAAGATAGAGAAGTCCAAGCATGTTGAGAATACGTCATTCCTACTTTTTTAGGATGATCAAAATAATTTGTAAGGGCATTGTTGGTATTTTTAAAGAATCTAGCGATGGATTCCATATATCATTACTAGCATAGTTATATTTAAATGTAGATTTTAATTAATATTTTATATTTATATTTATATATGCCTGAACCAACTGATAAAAAATTATATAAACAAGTAAAAAAACATGTTTATAAAAATATACCCAAACATAGTGCGTATCGCAGCGGTATTGTTGTTCAAAAATATAAAAAGTCTTTTAAAAAAAAACACGGTAATAAAAACCCCTATAAAGGTAATAAGACTCGTAAAAGGGGATTGAAAAGATGGTTTGCTGAAAAGTGGGTAAATCAACGCGGAAAAGTAGGATATAAATACAAAAGTGATATTTACCGTCCTTCTAAAAGAATTACAAAAGACACACCTATTACACATAACGAAATATCTAAGCGGGAGTTAAAAAGAGCTAGAAGCGAAAAAAAACGCACAGGTAGAGTAAGAAAATTCAAAAAGCAGAAAACAAAAAAAATGAAAGGCGGAAGAAACTCACGTAATAAAACAAAAAAAATAATAAATAAAAAAAATAAAATGACTCCGAAAAAAGGAAAAAAAGTTAACGGTAAAATATTTTTTAAAGATTATCCAGAATTTAAACCAAATTTAACTCCTAGAGAAATATTTAAATCAGGAAGCTTTGGAGGGACATACTGGAGACCTATTAAATCTAAATTTTTTTCTACTGAATTAAGAAATGCACATAAACAATTTCCAAATTCATGGTGGAAAGGCATACAAGACGAACATTTAACTAGGCCTTTTGACAAATATGATAAATCTATTAATAAATACGGGGTTAAAGTAGGAACAACTTTAGCATTTTGGGAAAGTAAAAATTGGATAAAAAAATCTCATCCATATGGCTGGGTAGAATGGTATTGTGATTTTTATATGGGGAAAAGGGGCGATGATGATGAGAGACAAATTAAACGATGGCAGGGAGTTGCGGGACAACGCGGACGATTTATGCGGTTTTTAGTTACTCAAATATTAAAGAAAAACGGAACCTGGAATGATGAAAATGTTAGTCCCAAAATTAGACAAACATTACAGCATTGGGCATATAAATTAACAAAATCTGATTTTAATCACGAAGTAAAAAGAAGAAAAAAATAATATGATCGTTTATTAAATTTTATAAAACTATAATTAAGTATTTAACTAACAGTCATTTCCATTAACTTGAACATACTTTATGTGATAGATAATGGGGAAAGCTATAAGTCGTGAAGACACGAAAAATTCATGTGTTGTATGCAAAGAAGAGAAAAAACAGGGAATATGGTGTAACCGTTGTACAAGCACACTAGTATGCCAGGATTGTATATTGAGCATGTGCGAGCATGGTATTTGCGATAAATGTCCTGTGTGTAGAAAATTAAATTGGAAGAAAAGTAACTTCAAAAAAGATCAAATAGTTCCTATAAAACCTAGAAATACAGAAATAGTAAATATTACTAGCTTAAATATTAGAGTACAGCGAATACCTATAGAATCACGACAGTATTATTGTATAAAAACCCAACAATGTTGTGGAAATGTTAAAAACAATGTAAAAAATTTATTTTGCGTATCAAGAAGGGAAACAACAAACTTTTGGATGTGTATTTTCAGACATAGTAATCATGCGTTTGATAATTGTAATTTTATATGCTGTGTCATTCCCTTTTACATTTATTTGTTTGGAGTTTTATCAATATTAATCTTTATGCTGGATATTGACTGGCAAAAAGATTACTGTTTTATATGGATGCCATTAATATTTGGCAGTGTTGTTTCCGTGTTATTAGCGTGGGTGTTGTTTAAATGTTGTGGATATGAATTTAGTTGCTGTCCTCGCAGAGAGAGATAATTGTTTTGTTATTTGGTGCCTAATATTCTACTTAAAAAACCAACCTTTCGGGTTTTTCTTTTCTTTCTCTTTTTTGTTTTCTTTCTTGTTTTTCGTTTCTTTTTCCCTTTTTTCGGAGGTTTGTAATCTTTATCTAATTCAGCAGGTATGTAACGTAAAAACCACCATTCATAATCTTTTGAGTTTCTTTTGTTTTTTAATTTCTTATACATTTCCGCTTTTTCTTCTCTCATTTTTTCAATAGTAGATTGTTTGCCGTAGCAGTCAATGCTAAATCTTTTTAACAATCCAGTTTGTTTTAATCTATTGTTTTGTTGAACTTTAAATAGAAACTGACTCATACATAAAATACGGTTTTCATTATAGTAAGGTCTATTCACGTAAGCGAATGCCAGATAAAAACTTAACATAGTATCTAATGTAGCTATTCTAATTTTTTTATTAGCAAATGTAATTGTATTGTAACTATGACATGCCATAGGCTCATAAACAAAAGCAATTGTTTCAGGACCTACTTTAACCTCGTAATGAGGGGCTATAATTTCACCGACGCCTTTCTTTTTTAATACCTTTACTCGTTTAATACCCATATCGTCTAATCGTTCTTTTAAAATACGTGTAGTTGTTTCAGGATCTTCAGATAAAACATCAAAATCGGGAATCTGAGGAATTTTCTTTCCTCTAAGATTTTTTAAATCGCGTAAATAAAGACGATTCGCAAAAGCACCGAAAAAAACGCACCCATTATTTATTAAGGTATTTCGAACAGAAACAAAAATTCTAGCCTCAATATCCTGTAAGAACTCTTCTTCTTCCTCAAATTCTTCTGGAACGGTTTTATAACGATTACCGCCAATAGTAAAACGCGATGGTGATTTTTTTGATTTTTTTGATTTAGATTTTCGAACAGTTTTTGCTTTTACTAAAGTTTTTTTAGTTCCATATTGAAATAAACGTTGAATTTCTTCTGCCTGACACATTTTTCCCTTAAGAGGATAATGTTTATTTAAAAGGGTTAGTCGTTTTAAAACTTTTTCCCATCGACTAACATCTCCTGCGGGCCTACTTAGTTCTAAATACATAAGCATTCGTAAATAATTTGGCGGAGTATAATAAATACCAGCTACTAAAATAGCTTTATTATGAATTTTTTTATAGAGTTCGGGAACTAAATAGGTAATATCAGCAACGGGAATAAAATTAACAAAAACTTTAAATGTACCAGCATGAACACCTGACTTAGCTTCTACTTCTGTAAATCCAGCAGAATAATAAATATCTGCCAATTTTTTAGCATCCTTTAAAGGGTCTGGAGAGAAAAAGTCATAATCAGGCAATTCTATTGTTTTGTCATAAAACTGATCCTCGAGGGGAAGAATATTATTAATAGCAGTTCCTCCATAGCAAACGCGTTTTGTAGATTTTAAAAACTCTTCTACTATATCTATAATTTGTTTTATTTCAGGGTTATCGATTTTATTTTTCCCAGATTTTTTATCCATTTTATCTACAGCTGAACGTAAAATGGCTAATTCACATTCTTCAAATGACATATTTTTTTTACAAGACATTACTTAATATATATATATAGGTAAAAAAATATATATGAAATAAAATATATGAAATAAAGTTGTTTAGTTTAATTACATACCAGGAGTATATGAACCTCCTAACAAATTCATCTTTTTCGTAGCATAAGAAACTTCCTTGTTTTGTTGTTTTGGAGGAGCAATAACCTTCTCGAAATATCTTAAATGATCTGGTTTTAATACAAATGCTGATCCATTTCTTTTTCCAAAAAAGTCTAAATAATATTGCATATTGACATCTAAAACAGAAAAGTTCATCATTACAAATTGACAACCATACTTTTGATGAATAGCAGCTGGCGGGTTTGTAGTTACTTTTGAAAAATCTGGCATAGTTATTCCTAAAAATTTCTTATTTTCTTCTGTGATAGAACCCGCATCATACGCTTGGACAATATCGATATTTTTATAACTTTTTACAAAGGGCATACCAGAACCATCACTGCCTCGTCCAGACATATTTATAAATTCTTCAAACTCAGTCTCGCGATAATTTGAATTTGGATCATCGACAAATATAATTACTTTTCTTTTTAGATCAAGTAATGGTATATTAGGAATAACATCTTTACCGTTTTTATTATATTTCCCATTATGACTAAATTTAGGCCCTAAAAACATACCAGAAAATATTCTTTTTAACTTACTAGCCATGATAGGATAAATATTTCTATTATTGGTTTTAATTCTAAAACTTAAAAATAAAGGATCATCTGGGTTAGGGACGTGTGATCCCGAGAAAGCCAACATACGTACTTGTTGTAAAACATTAGAAATAGGTAAGCTATTATATGTTCCTTTTAAACAATATTTGCCGTCTGGTGACGGTTCAGGCCCCGCAGCTACAACAGGTTCGCCTTTTAATGAATATATTTCAAAATCTAACCATCTAGCACCCTGTCTTATAACAGTATTTAAAGGAATCATGTCTACAAAATCTTTTTCTATATTTCCTCCACAACATGAATTATAACTAGCCATGGCATAATAGTCTCTTAATTTATGGCGAAATTTAGGATTAGATGAATTTATTCCAGATATACTTGTTCCTCCTAAAGATTCATAAGCATTTACCATTTCATTATTATTCCAATATTTTAAGTTTAGTTTGCCTCTTACATACAAGACTAGAAGCCATAAAATTAATATTATAAGAAATATTAAATAAAGCATTCCCCATTTATTTTTGTTTTTTAAAAGAGCTTTAAAGTTTTCAGTGGCATCCGAAAATGCGTTTGTTACTGCTCCCATAGCTTTATTCGCATTATTAACCGTTGATGTCTCGCTCATAGTATATATATATTAAATACAATAAATAAATAATTTCAGCTAAAATAAAACAATTAATTATTCTTAAATTTAAAATAATTTTATTATAATATTTTAAATGACTGGTGGATTAATGAATTTGGTAGCATATGGAAATGAAAATTTATTATTTAACGGTAATCCAAAAAAAACGTTTTTTAAAGCTACATATAATAAATATACAAATTTTGGATTACAGCATTTCAGAATAGATTTTGAAGGGACAAAAATTTTAAATGATAGAACAAATTCTGTATTAGAGTTTAAAATACCGAGATATGCTGAGCTTCTTTTTGATACATATTTAGTTGTAAATTTACCCAATATTTATAGTCCTTTTTATAATTTTGAGGCAGAAGAAGGCTTAACGGCTTCGCCAAAAAATGGACATTATTTTGCTCCATATGAATTTAGATGGATTGAAGAATTAGGAACAAACATGATAGAAGAAATAGAAATTTATAGCGGAGGCACTTCACTCTCAAAATATAGCGGTGAATATCTTAATTGTTTAAAAGAAAGAGATTATAATCATTCAAAAAAAGATTTATGGGATAGAATGGTAGGAAATATACCATCTCTTTATGATCCGGCAAATGCTAATGGTAATGTAAATGTATATCCTAACGTTCAATTTTCCGACGGAAGTTTGGATATAGAACCATCTATACGCGGCCGGCAACTTTACATTCCTTTAGATGCTTTTTTTTGCGAATCTAGTAAAATGGCATTGCCGTTAGTGGCTTTACAATATCAAGAAGTAAGTATAAGAATAGAATTTAAACCACTTATGGATTTATATACTATTAATAATATAGATGAAGTACCGAATACAGATGGGTTGGCTTATAGAATGAGGCCTAATAAAAACATATTACATCATCAGTTATGGAGATTCTTACAACCGCCATTAGATGAAAAAGCTAGTACAAGTTTATATAATCAAAATATATTTGATTGGAATGCCGATGTTCATTTAATGGCTTCCTATGTTTTCTTAGGACAAGATGAAAGACGTATTTTCGCTAGTAAAGAGCACAAAATATTGATAAAACAAATTTACACATATGACTTTCTTGACCAAGCAGGTTCTAAAATTGTTGAATTAGAAAGTAAAGATATGATTTCAAATTATATGTGGCGATTTAGACGTAGTGATTCTTATTTAAGAAATGAATGGTCTAATTATACTAATTGGCCCTACAAGAATGTATTACCGCAATCACTTACTGTTTCACCATCCTCTATTCCAAATCCAGCAAATTTCTTCATTACTGGAAATATAGGAGTTTCTGGAGAACAAGACCCTTATCCTGTAAATTTAAAAAATATTTTAATAGATATGGGAATCACCATGGATGGTATTTATCGCGAAGTAGTGTTGCCGGCAGGAGTATATCAATATGCTGAAAAATATTTACGCACAACTGGTGATGGTAAAGACGGTCTTTATTGTTATAATTTTTGCTTAAACAGTAATAAACGGGAATATCAACCTAGTGGTGCAATGAATGTAAATAGATTTAAAAAAATATTTTTTGAGTTTAATACTATATCAGTTCCATTAGATGTATCTGGCAACAATGTAGAATACATTTGTGATTTATCTGGAAATGCTATTGGTTTTAGAAAATTAAATACTGCTTTAGATGTTTATAGTTTTGATTTGCGAGTTTTTGAGGAACGTTATAATGTCATGATTATTCAGGGCGGTCGCGTAGGATTGATGCATGCCAGATAATATATTATACATTTGTTAGTAATTCTTCTTCTAATTCTTCTTTAGTATTTTTTATGAATTCTTTATCTTTTAATAAAATATAAATAGTTGGGATACTTGCCAGTTCAGAGAATATAGCAGATATAAGTGCTATATCTATTTGAATAATTGC